GAATGTAGGATTAATTGGTGTTGGACGTTGTGGTTTGCCCATAGCATTGTGCTTTGAACAGAAAGGACACAATGTTATTGCCAGTTCATACAAAGAAAAATATGTGGCTGACTTGCAGACTAAAAAAATCAATACAACTGAACCTCATGTGCATGAACTGTTACAGAATTCAAAGATTACGTTTACCACAGACAATCAATATGTGATAGATCAAAGCGATGTAATTTATATTATTGTGGCCACTCCTAGTCTGCCAACCGGTGATTATGACATGCAGGCCATTGATAACGTGGTTGATGATATAAAAAAATACAAAGGTAATCTCAAAGACAAATTGTGTATCATTGCCAGCACTACTAATCCTGGATACTGCCAAACTGTTAGTGATACGCTCAAAGCCTACGAATGTGATGTGGTGTATTGTCCCATATATGTGGCACAAGGCGGTGTGTATGAAGATTTTGCAAATCAAGATCATGTCATGGTAGGCACAGATAGTAAACAAGCATTCACAAAAGCCAAAAACTTTTTTGAAACTTTAGTACAAAGCGGAGATCAAATAATTGCATTGAGTTACACAGGCACTGAGATTGTAAAAATGGCACTGAACTGTTTTTCTACACTCAAAATAAGTTTTGCCAACATGATGGGGCAATTATTATACAAAAGCGGCAGTTGGAAAGACAAAGATGCTTTCTACAATCTCATGAAATTGAATCCCAATGTAGGCACACGGTTAATAGATTTTGGTTTTGGATATGGCGGTCCTTGTCTTCCACGAGACAATAGGTCATTGGTGAAGTTTGCTGAAAAAATAGGCTACAATTATGAATTAGGCAACATAGTGGATCAATTCAATGACAAGCACGTTGATTTTTTATACGATTACTATTGCACAGATAACAAAAATAACCTTCCTTATTTCTTTTCCTATATCAGTTACAAAGCAGGTACTGATCTTGACGAGCCTGCACAGCAATATGATCTAGCAGAAATGTTCTTGAAAAATAATATCCGAGTGTATGTGGCGCCTTCAAAGTTCCTCAACGACAAAGTATACAATCGCCTTAAAACATTGTATCCTGATCTACTTGAAAAACAATCGGCACAGGAACTAGACAGTGCCAATGTAAAATATTATAAAATTAATTAAGTTATTTTTTAGTAGTGCCTGTAGAATCAAAATGTTCTGACTTGCTTTTGTATTTGCTTAGAATTTGATCTAATTCATCAGAACGTCCTGCTTTTACTATTTCTTCTCTGTATTCCAGGACCATGGATAGTTTGGTGTTAAGTCTAATCATGTCGTTGTCCAGCATTCTCACACGATCTACTAATTTTATTAGTGTTGAACTGGCTTCACCTAACACAGGTTTGACTTCTTCGGTGACCCACTTCCAGATGTAAAAAACAAAGTAACCAAGTCCCATGGCGGCCACAATTGGAAATCCAAAGTCCTTAATTATTGTTACTAAATCATTAGTCCCGTCTAGCATCTTCTTTTCCTTCATTGGCCGCTATACGATCATCGTTGGGTCTAATTTTAAGCACATAACTTAGTAGAGCATCAATTTTAACTAAATCGTTGTTCATGGTCTGCACTCGATTGTCCAATGCACCAATGATTGCTTTCAGACTGTTGACACTCCCTGTGACTGAAGCCAATATAAATTTTAGAGTGATAAACACAAAAGCACCGGCGGCAATGGCGCCTGCAATTGGGAAACCCACATCTTTTATCAATGTTACAAAATCCATAATATGTGTATATTTATGAAGTGCTCGTATTGTGAATTTTTTGGTTGAGTAAATACTTTTATGAATTGGATTTTAGTCGTTGTTATTTGTTGGGGATTTACCTGCCAAACAATATACGAACAAAAACTGTATGATACTGAATTAGAGTGCAACAATGAAGCCACCAGAGTGATGGAGTATGCCCAACAGATGTATCCAAATTCCAGTGGCGAAGTACATTGTTTGACCACAGATCAATTCAATAGTTGGATAGAACCAACAACAGGCACATAAAAAATATTTTCTTTTACCAAAAAAGTTCAGCGTAAATATCGTTAATGAATTATTATTGTGCCACCAAATTTACTGACATGTATGTGGATGTTCAAAGCAGACAAGTGTACAATTGCTGTAAAGCCATGCCTGAAAGAATTAATTTAGAATGGTTACAAAACAATCCAGGACACCTTTTTAACACTCCTACTATGATAAAAGATAGAAAACTAATGTTAGATGATAAAATCAATGCATCTTGTGATTATGGCTGTTACAAGTTTGAGAGGCAAGGCATAGTGAGTCAAAGAAGCAATGCAGAAAAAGTATTCTATGCTCAGGCGCATTCATCTTTACAAAGTCTCGACATTATCTTATCTAATGACTGTAGACTAACATGTGCATATTGTGGTCCACAGTGGAGTACAACTTGGTGGCGTGATATAGAAAAAAATGGAAATTACAATTTAGAGACTGTGGACAAAAGAAGTCAAAATTGGTTTAAATTATTAAGCAAAATGAAACAAAAAAATAGATCAACTAACACTAAATTTTTTGATCTATTGTTACGAGAAATGAAACTAGCAGACAAATTAAAATTTGTCAATGTGCTTGGTGGCGAGCCTTTATTACACAATGATTTATCTGCACTTTTAAATGTGGTACCAGATAAAGAAATTACAATTGTGACCGGACTTGGAGTTGCTTCTGATAGGCTTAAAAATTTTTTGCAGAAGTATAAAAGTAAAAAAATACGGTTTAAAGTTTCGGCTGAGACAACTGGGAAGTATTTTGAATTTTTAAGATATGGAAATAAATGGGAAGAATTTTGTGACAAAATTAAAATGATATCAGATAGTGGTTATGAATTGGTTTTTGGTTCAACTATTACAAATATCAGTTTACTTGACTTTGCCAATTTTTATAATTATTTCAACAAAGATTATAAAATTAAAATTCAATTAATAAATGATAAACCATTTTTCTATCCAAACCTTTTAGATACACAGTCAAAAAATAACTTTAAAAAATGGTACGTGGCAAATCCGCAATGTGATCCAAATAAACTGTTAGCCAGTATTGCAAAACCAACAGCATCTGAGAATGCAAAGAAAGATCTAGCAAATTTTGTTAAAGAGTTCAGCAGAAGAAGACAAATTGATTTAAGTTTTTTACCAAAACACTTTATAGATTGGTTATACTCTTAAAGTTGACAATCTTGAAATTTTATAATACAATATTGACATGTCCAAAGCATGGCAAATAGAACTTAAATTTCCTGATCATACGATAAAATCTTTTGTGTATTCTGATACAGGCACTGATATCAAACAGCGTTTTCAAAACGAAAACATACAAGTAAAAGTGCTGGGTGAAATCGAGGATCCTGTTGCAGGCACAAAGCCAAAAGCAAAACATAAAGAAAAGTTTGTATGATCCATGCAATGATCGATCTGGAAACTTTAAGCACTAATCCAGATGCGGTTATTCTAACTGTTGGTGGAGTTAAATTCGATCCACACTCTTCAATGAACCCCTACAATGACTTATACTTTAGGGTGGATGTAGATTCACAAACAAATCTTGGCCGGCACGTGATGCAAGACACACTTGATTGGTGGGGCAAACAGCCAGCGGAAATTACAGAAGAAGCATTGGGAGACAAAGATAGAATCAGTTTAGATGACATGATCAAACAAATTAACAAGTTCAGTGTTGGAGTGGATGTATTTTGGTGTCAAGGACCGTTGTTTGATTACGCGATTTTACAGAATATATATTCGCAACTAGGACATCCTGTGCCATGGCAATATTGGCAAATACGAGATTCCAGAACACTGTTTAGTCTTGTGCCTCGTGAACGTGAAAAAAGAGAAGGACTCCATAATGCACTTGAAGATTGTAAGTATCAAGCCAAAAAAGTACAGCGTGTGTATCGTCAGTTGGGTGTTAAATGATCAAATGGTACAAGATCACAGACTTCTATCGTTTTGAAGGAAAACGCCTGCGGCATTCCAAAAATCCTACCACCAAGTGGATTGGATTGAATTGTGTTTACAAGTTACGTGTTGGCAGTAAGATTGTCCATGTTGGTAGATCAGACACCTGTAAAAAACACGGGCCTGCAGAAAAGGTTAGAAAAGCCATTGTGCAATTATTGGCCTTAGAAACACACAATCCCAGTGTGACACCAACTAAAACATGGCGAGAAATTAGGTTGCGACACAGACCAAACTCTAGTAACATAAGTATAGGAGTAATAGAAACTAATGCCATCGCCAGAACATACTTACAAGAAGCCATTTGAGAAGATAGATCACTATCAAGAATCAACTTGGCTAGGCAATGACACTCCAATATTTGAGAATGAAAACACAGCAGTGTTCAATGACAAGTATCCTTGTGTAAAAGGGCATCGCTTGTTTATACCAAAACAAGATACTCCAGATGCCGTGGGAGAAAGTTTAAAGTTGGCCTACTACTGCGGACAGGAATGGATCAAGGAAGGCAAAATGGAAGGTTTCAATGTGGGCATGAATATTGGTAGACCCGCAGGACAAACTATCATGTGGCCGCACATACATTTTATTCCTAGACACGAAGGAGACTCTAAACCAATCGGTGGAATGCGTTATGCTCATCCTGCCGCTGATCATAAAGAGCACTATTAATGGACGAGCAGGACAATTCATTAAGCAGTTTGGAATGGCAACTGTTATTAGTTTTGCGACGCTTACAATATGATTTGTCAGAAGAAGAAAAAAATAAAAAATTGATAGAATGGATCGAAGAAAAAATAAAAGACCTAGACGCAAGAAGCGGTTGGTAAAAAATCCTATATTCACTTCACCGGACGGCGGAGAAACAGTTTATCAAGAATTTGGTAATGGTGATAGGCAGATTATTTCTCAGTCACAAAAGGCCAAAGATAGTGAACAGGAAATGTACGAAATGGAAATGGTGGGCGAAGAGGCCATACGTCTAAGAAGGAAATATCCTGCACTACAAAAGGCATGGGATCAATACAAAACTGTGTGGAAATTAGTAGCATATAATGATTAGACTATATGTGACGCAGATCAATTTTACCAGCAGTATACAAACGTCTGTGTGCGTTTAAAGGGGTGATTAAATACAGTTATGACCAAGTTTGTTAGTGTGATAGGCAACGGCGAAAGTAGACGTGGATTTGATATAACACCTCTGAAAGGTATTACCACTGTGGTGGGTTGCAATGCGATATTTCGGGATCATAACATGGACTATGTGGTGGCCTGTGATCGTCACATGTGTCAAGAAGCAGTAAACACAGTTGGAAAAAACACAACCATATACACCAGGAAAGATTGGTACAAACAGTTTGCTTTTTGGCCTAATGTTAAATGTGTACCTGATCTACCTTATGAAGGCGACAAGAGACAAGATGATCCTTTTCATTGGGGCACAGGACAATTTGCCGCTCTAGTAGGACTTAATTTTAAACCCAAAGCAATATTTTTAATTGCTATGGATCTATACGGTGTTGGCGATAAGAAAGGGCCTGAGGGTGTCAACAACATGTACAAAGGCAGTAAAGGTTACACATATATAAAGAAACCTGTTGACCCTCGCTATTGGATATACCAATTTAACAAATTGTTTGAACACAGCGATTGCAGATGGATAGTGGTAAATGAAGAAAACTGGAAAATGCCAGAGGAATGGAAAGTGCATAAAAATGTTTTTCAAGAGTCCTACGAAGGACTGGCCAAGTGGATCAATAAACAATTGACAAAAAAATAATAAAGTTTATAATAGCGTTATGTTTGAAAATATAAAAGATGGAGATCTTATAACTCTGAAACTTGCTTCAGGAGAAGAAGTAATTGCAAAATACAAAAGCGGAGCAGACTCATACATCAGTATAGAGAAAGCACTTGTTTTGATGCAAGGGCCACAGGGTCTTGCATTTGGAACATTTTTCTCCACTGCTGAACAGGACAAACCGATAAACATTGCAAAAGACAAGATAACATCTATTGCTTACATCAATCAAAAAATAAGGCAGGAATATGATAGAGTGTTTAGCACAATAGAAGTTCCTAAAAAACCAAGCATTATTACATAATGAAACATTTTGAAAAGCACAATACCAGCATTAAGACTTTGGTGGACACGTGCGAAGCCATGCTTCATGCAATGGAGAAACATGGAGTAGATCCAGAGACTGTGAGTAATAGACCAGAATTTTCAGTGTTGATTCATTTTTTGAAAAGTATTATTGATGGAGAATTAAATATACCAAATGAACTTACTGATCGAATAAGATCAGCATCAGAAGAATTAGGACTCGACCTTGGGGATATCAAAAAAAGGTTGAACTAATGAGAGGACTCAAAGACTTTCATCCCTCTATAAACACTCTGCAAGTCATCATTAAGGAGAAAAGATGACTTACTATTCAACAAAAACATATGGACACAACATAGGACTAGCCTGTGTGTTCAGACAACCTAACGCAGATCATTCTCACTGTCATTTGTTACATGGTTACAGTTTGGCCTTTAAATTCACATTTGGATGCAATGAACTGGACAACAAAAACTGGGCGGTGGACTTTGGTGGACTTAAACCGCTGAAAGCATGGTTAGAAGACAAGTTTGATCATAAAATGGCATTGGACAAAAATGATCCACAGTTTGATAAACTGAAAGAACTTGAAAAACATGACCTCGCTGAAGTTAGAGTATTTGATGGTGTTGGCGCAGAAATGTTTGCCAAACATGCTTTTGATTTTGCAGATGATCTGATTCGTAAACAAACAGATGGTAGATGTTTTGTAGAAAGTGTAGAGTGCATGGAACACGGAGCAAACAGTGCCATCTACTCAAGAAAATAATTTTCTATTTGAAAATATAGTTGTCCAACTCAATAACAAGCAGTTAAGAATCAATATCTACGACACACCTCTTGGACAGCGTTTTATGGAGGCCTTAAAAGATAACCTCGATAAAAAACGTGTATTGGAAAAAAACTTTTGTTGGTTGGGTTGGGCAGATTCTAATAGAGATTTACATTATCTAGTAGGAGAATTAAACAAAAGTATTGCACAAATAAATTCATTTGATTTTGATCCTACTTACGAAAAAATACATCCATTCAGTGTGGATGATTTCCAATACAGTGCTACCTTACCCACAGGACTGACACATGATCGTCCACCCATGGAAAAGCCAGGACTGAGACTGAAACACGAGGCCTGTAACCTACTGCATAGATTTTTTGAAGAATTACAAGGTACTGCTTGGAGTCTATCCAAGTATTACCGCCAAGCGGACTTTGAGACCAAGTACGCAATAAGACAGTTGAACAACCTTTGCCACGAAATAGAAAGTTGGGTGTTGTCATATCGTAAAAGCAAGGTAGACCCTGACTGGATGAGACCATCACAGATCACAACCTTTTTGAATGCACCAAGATATGACCTACATGATGAAGATTATGAATTGTTCAAACAAAACAGATATCGTAGAGAATTGGGTGGTGTGTATCTCCACTGGAGCCAAATTGGTAAAACTCTATACGAAGTTTTCAGAGACGAGGGTGCACCTAAAATGACAGAAGCACTGTGTTCTGAAATCAACCATCAAAAATACTACTCTGGAGAATTTGATATAGAATGGGGCCAAACAATCGACGAGGACACTTTTGATTGGAAAAAAAAAGAAATGGAAGGCTATAGACACTGGCTGGAACTGAATGGTTATGATTGGGATGACCCTAAACTTAGTTTGGGTTATATCAAGATAGGCCAAGTGGATCTACAGTTGGGTTTTGATAACGAATCTTTTTCTCAAGTGTATAAAGAAATGAAAGATAATCTAAATATCAAAAGTATTCACACAATAGGCACCCGTAGTTGGGAAAATTATTATCCATATACTTTGGACAGTGAAGACTGGAAACAAATACAAATAGAAAATTTAAGAAGAGGTTATGAATCACGTAGTATGCGTTAAGTGGGGTAACAAATACGTTTCGAAATATGCAAACGTATTGTATAAAATGTGTGAAAGAAATATTACACTGGACTGGGATTTCCATTGCATCACAGATGATCCCAAAGGTCTTGATCCGCACATAAAAACTTTGCCTTTGCCAAAAGATCCATGGATCAAAACTTGGTGGAGCAAACTGTGGATGTTTGGTTCTCATTTCCCTTTGCAGGGCAACATATTGTTTTTTGATTTGGATGTAATCATATTCCGTAACATTGACGATCTTTTTACATGTAATCCTGGCAAGTTCAACATTATTAGAGATTTCAATAGATGTAGAATAAAAGATTGGAAAAACAGCAACTCCAGTGTGATGCGTTGGGAAACTGGCACAATGAATTATCTATGGGACGAATTTGTACAAAATCATGCCAAAATTATACAGCAGAACCATGGAGATCAAGATTGGATTATGAAACGTGCCAAAGAAGATATCAATTGGTTTCCTGATGAATGGATAAGAAGTTACAAATGGGAAATGATCGGATACAAAGACACAAAGTTGATCAATAAAGATGGCAAAAGATATTTCAAGAAGCCTCCAAATGTGGTGGCGGAAAACAAAGTGGCAGTGTTCCATGGTGAGCCAAAGCCTTTTAACTGTGCTGACCAATGGGTGGTAGACAATTGGAAATGACAAAAAAATACGGCACAGTAAAGATAAAAAAAATCAAGCCTGGAATGAATGAGATTCCTAAAGATTGTGGATATCAAAAACAGTTTGCACACAACATAGACATGAACAACAACGGTATCCATGGTGATTTGATAGAATGGTGTCAGGTAAACTGTAAATCAAAATGGGGTTGGTGGTTCAAACCCACTGGTGATATTCAAAATCCCGCCAATCACTGGGAGCATCAGAATGCCTACATGAGTTTTGAAGATCAAAGAGAAGCAACTGCTTTCTTTTTGGCAGTTGGTTTACAAAACATGGGAAACAACACTGATAATTAAAAGTATGAAATGGTTTGATATAACAGATTCAGCAAAAGCACAAATGGAAAAACTTTTGGAAAAACACCCTGACAAGTATGCTGTGAGTTTGGCAGTGTTGGGCGGTGGCTGTGCAGGCTTCAAATATGATTGGAATTTTGTAGACAAAAAAGAAGACATTGGCAAAGATGACGAAGTGGTCGATTGGGGCACTGGACGTTTTGTGGTAGATGAAACATCTATGATGTATGTGGCAGGTACCAAAATTGACTGGAAAGAAGAAGTGTTTGGAGCACAGTTTGAAATAATCAACCCCAATGCATCATCAGGGTGTGGTTGCGGTGAGTCATTTGGTGTTTAATGGACACAGCGTTTGTAATTGGCAACGGTGAATCAAGAAATATATTTCCTATAGAAACACTCAAAGGCAAAGGAGTGGTATGGGGTTGTAACGCAATCTATAGAGATCATCCCGATCTGTGCGATCATATTGTCAGTGTAAATGAAAACATGACTGCTGAATTACAACAGTGGAAACAAGACTCCGAAAGCACTGTGAAAGTGTACGGACTAGAAGACACACTGGATTGGAATTGGATAATTGAAGGTGACAAGACCACCGACGTGCCTGACAAACTTAAATTGTATAGAATTTGGCGTGGAGGCACAACCAAAAATGGTGGCAAAATTAGAACACTGGATTTCAGTGAAGCAAAAGGGTCAGGAACTTCTGCTGTGGCCATGGCCGCCGACTCAGGAATAAAAAATGTGATTATACTTGCGTTTGACATATTGGGTGCAAGACAATGGGAATATGCCGCAGTCGATGGCAGTAGCAGTAGAGAACAAAACAACATCTACAAAAATACTAAAAATTATCCTAGTAGATTGAGTATGAAAGCATATTTAAAGTATGAATGGATGTATCATTTACGCCAGACATTTCGGCGTTATCCTAATACAAATTTTTATTTTATCAACAGACGTGAATACATAGAATACAATTATTTTTTACCTGGCTATTTTGACCAACCCAACATTAGTGTTGGAACATATGCAGATCTACAACGATGGGTCAATGGTGAAAAGGACAAGATACAGTGGTGGCCTTTAAATTAGTTTTGTAGAACTGGCGTCAATTTTATAGATATGTCTCATTTTGACACCCACTGATTGTGCAAACTTTTTGGTATCACAGTTGTTACACACATGTTTGTAATCGTTTGATGCTCGCTCAGGATCCACTTGCGATCTGGCTCTGAGAAAGATGTCACCACATGAATCGCACTTGAAAACATACACGGTGTTTTTACGGTGGAAGGTATGATAAACACCCAGTTTACTTTGGCGTTCGTACAATCGCATGGTTTTTAATGTCTCTATGAACATCAATTTTATTTAATAAATACACACAAACATTATATGACACGATTAAACATAGACATAGGAATCGAAGGAAATCCGGCCACTGGTGATACTTTACGTACCGCCATGTCTAAAATCAACAGCAATTTCACAGAATTATATCTTTCAAATGCCGCAGATGGCAATCTGACCACTTCAGTAACCAACGGTAACGTATCAATCCAACCCAACGGTACAGGTAGTGTGGAGATAGACGCTTTATCTGTCAACAGTGACAACATCACTTCACTGACAACAAACTCATCTGTGACGATCACAGGTAACGGCACAGCAGGAGTTGACATCGAAGCATTGAGCATCACAGGCACCAGCATTTCAAGTTCGGACAGTAGCACGATCAACATCAACGACAATCTCGTAGTTGACGGCACAGGAACCTTTCAAAGTGGTGCAACCATTGACGGTGTCAGCATAACTGACAACACGATTTCAACAGGATCCTCAAACGCCAATCTAGAACTCACAGCGTCGGGCACGGGTGCGGTAAAAGTCGACGCCATTTTATCACTGCCCGATGGCAGTGCTAGTGACAACTATATAGGAGTTGGTGATGCCGATGACTTAAAGATATTCCACAACGGAAGTCATTCAATCATAAGAGAAACAGGAACCGGAAGCCTTTACCTACAGAGTGACAACAATGTTATAATTGGCAAGGACAGTGGTTCAGAAACCATGATAAAGGGTGTCGCCGACGGTGCGGTCGAACTGTATCACGATAATGTTAAAAAGTTGAATACCTCATCAAGTGGCGTCACTGTGGTTGATGAATTACACACAGAAGGTGCAACTCCTCACCTAACACTTAAAAGAACTGACAACGCGAATATTCCAACACTACGTTTTAAAGGCAGTGGTGGCACTGTTGGTGCAAGTATTGACTTCCAGGGCACAGGAGGCACTTCTAATGAACTTGCATTTCAAGTGTTTGACGGAGCCAGTCTAGCAGAGCGTTTCAGAGTCACATACACTGGTGCCAAGGTGTCTGGAACACTTGAAATGACCGATGGTCTCACTATAGATGGATCAATAATAACATCACCATCCAACGCAGACATCGTGTTGACCGCTGGTGGAACAGGTTCGGTGGACATAGAAGGAATACAGATCAAAGGAACAGAGATAAGTTCGAGTGACTCGACACAGGTAACGATCAAAGAGAACCTACACGTCACAGGAAACATATCTGGAACAATCACGGGCACAGTCACAGGCACGATTGACGCTGACAACTCAACAGTTTCCAACCTGGAAGTGGACAACTTCAAGGCAAGTGCCATTGTAATAGAATCAGAAGGCATCGGATCAAACGATAACGACACAACGATCCCAACAAGTGCCGCTGTCAAAGACTACGTGGACAACAACGCAGGTGGCTCAACAGGTGACCTAGCAATAACAGGATCATCGATCACTGCTCCGTCAAACGCGGATCTAACACTGTCGGCGGGTGGAACAGGTTCAGTGGACATAGAAGGTATTCAGATCAAGGGCACAGAGATCAGTTCAACTGACTCAACACAGGTAACCATAAAAGAAAATTTACACGTCACAGGCACAATCTCAGGAACAATTAGTGCCAGCGGACTATCAGGCACACTGCCGGCGATCAGCGGAGCCAACCTAACAGGCGTGGCAAAACACGCATTCAAGACAGTACAGATAGGTGGAGGTAATTCTCTGGTGGCAGATGATCCTGTAGACACACTGACCATACATCCTGGAAACAATGTCACCATAACGGATGATGATAGTTTGGACTCATTCACAATCAACGTCAATGGAATGGGAGACCTCACTTTCAACGGTTCAACCATAATTTCACCGTCCAACGCGGACATCACTCTTGATCCTGCAGGCACCGGACAAGTGGTTGCCAACGCCGCTTTTAAGTTCAACGCAGGTTACATCGAGAATATAAACACACTGACATCGAGTTCAACAATTACAGTTGACTGCTCGGCGGCCAGCATACACACGGTCACATTGGCAACAAACACAGAATTCAACATATCAAACCTGCCAACAGGTGGCACGGTCACATTAATAATCACACAGGATGGTTCAGGATCAAGAACAGCAACTTTCGGAACAGACGGCTCGACTGCAGTCAAATTCCCGGGTGGAGCACCAACACTGTCAACGGGAGCCAACGACATTGACGTGGTCACCATTGTCAACGATGGAACCAACTTCCTGGGCAACTGTGCTAAGAACTACTCATAGGAGGTGATTGATGCCTCTGGGAATTGCTAGACACATAATAACAGAGTACACGGGGTGGTCACCCGCGAGAGACATCACAACCGCAATTTGGATTGATGCATCAGACACATCAAGTTATTCACTCAGTGGATCTAATGTAACCGCAGTCACAGACAAGGGGAATGCAGGCGCCACATTCACAGTAGGCGGTACTCCCAACGTCAGTACCACACTGAATTCACTCAACACTTTCTCGTTTGACGCGGGTAACAACGAAGACCTCACGACCAACGAGGTCCACCAGGTCTCCAGTGGTAACCACTGGGCAATAGGAGTATGGCAATGGAACTCAGTGAATGACACCAAGGACAGTTTCTGGAGCACAGAGAACAACACAGTGAACGCGGTCACGAACAAGAGGGACTATGCTGTGAGTTCCGGTGACAACAGCAACTTCAACGGTGAGTTGGATTTGGATAGTTTGGGTGGCAACAGGATCTCAAGTACCATAGGCGATAAAGAGGAGTTTACCACAACATTTGGCAGTAGTAACACATGGCGGATACTGGGTGTGTTCTTTAACAAGGCCGGCAACCAAATTGGAGCAAGACTCAATGGTGCCAATGCATTCACTCCGGTCAACGACTATGATAACTCACTGACACCCAATCTGGATCTACGTATAATGCGTAATAGGACCAGCATAAGGATGAGCGGTAAGATGGCAGAGTTTTTCTCTGTCGCAGACGTTCCTGGCACGGGTATTATCAACATGGACCATTTCATATCAGCGGAAGGCTATCTTGCACACAAGTGGGGACTGGAGGGATTGTTACCTGCTGATCATCCGCACAAGGCTAACGCTCCGTAGGCGGTATAATCAAATCATAAAAACCGCTAAATATTAGTTGATATGGTCCAAAGAATAATCGACATAGGTAATCTCGCTGACGACGGTTCAGGCGATACTATAAGATCCGCAGGTGCTAAATTAAACCGTAATTTTGCGGAGGTTTATGCATTTGACAACGTAGCATCAGATCTCAGTTTTGACGGCAACACAATCAAAACCACAGTGTCCAATGCTGACTTGGAAATTTTACCCAGTGGCACAGGCTCTGTTGTGTTTCCAGGCATAAGATTCAACGATAACAACATAGAAATATTACACAGCAACAATGATTTTAAAATAGAAGCCAATGGTTCTGGAAGGGTGGTGATTGAAGGACTTGGATTTGGGGGCACATCAATCAGTTCAAGCGATTCCAGTTTCATCAACATCAACGAAAATTTAATTGTGGATGGCACTTTGTCTGGCACTTCCACAGCGTCTATTGGCGGCACATTTAACTCTGCCACAGGATCAAGTTTTGGCACACTGACACTGGCCAACGGATCAATCACCGACAGCAGTGGCACAATTTCGTTTGGCGATGACAATGTCACAACCACAGGCACGTTGACAGGTGGCACAGGCTCAAACTTTGGCAATCTCACATTGGCCAATGGATCCGTCACAGACAGTGGTGGCACAATCAGTTTTGGCAATGAAAATCTTTCATCCACAGGAACTTTGGACGTTTCTGGTCTTAGCACTTTTGGCTCTGTGGGCACCACAGGATCTATTTCTCTGGCAGGCACTGCCACAATTGACAACTTGACATTCAATGACAACATCATTGCCACCAGTTCAAATGCGGATCTAAGATTGACTCCGGGTGGTACAGGCGTGGTTGCTGTGAGCAATTTAACCATTGATTCCAGTATCAATCTCACAGACAATGTAATCAAAGTCACAAATACCAATGCCGCTTTGGAATTGAAAACAAACGGCACAGGTAAAATTGTTTTTGGATCTATAGATCTTGATGGAGGCACAGTTGACAATGTGGTGATTGGTGCAGACTCTCCGGCCGCAGGTACTTTTACTTCAATAACACTTGATCCTGTGGGATCTGGCACTGTCAGCACTCCTGCTGTATTAATTACAGGAAATCAAATCACTGGTAGGCGTTCAAATGAAAATGTTGAATTTGCCGCTAACGGATCAGGCAATGTAATTGTGAATGGATTCACACTGCCCAATGCAGACGGTAGCGTTGGACAACTTTTAAAAACCAACGGTAGTGGTGTATTGACTTTTGAGTCATCACCTTTGTTGTTGGGACAGTCATTGATTTCTGATCAACAGGCCACAATAACTTTTAGAACATCAACAGAAATAGATGCTGTCACGGCCGTTGGCGGACACAACAGAATTGAATCAGGCACAGCGGTGATTGAAGAATTTGCAACCAGCAAATACGACAGTGCGTTCTACTTGGCAGTTAACAGAGACGATGACAGTGATGAATTTGAGATTACCAAACATTCAGTGGTGCATGACAATTCCAATGCATTTATCACTTCCACGATCAATGCAAAAACTGGCACAAACAATCATATCATCACCAGTGTTGATATCAGTGACAGCAAATTTAGACTGAAAGGCACAGGAAGCAGTTCGCAATCCAGCATGAGTTATTACAGAATAGGCTTGGGTGACAACGATTCCACAGGGTACAGCGGGGAGGACGAAGCCGCTGTGGTCATCAACACAGATGTAGACAGTGCCAGCGAGGTGATAGACAGTTTCGCACATGCCGACTTTAGAGGAGCAAAATATTTTATATCCGTAAACAACGATTCAAAAACTGAAATTTCCAATCTAGAAGCACTGGTTGTACACAACGGATCTGATGCATTCATATCTGTTTACAATGTGGTCAACACCGGCAACAATGATTTGATCACACTGACCGCGGCGATCAATGGCAGTAACTTGGAAGTGTCAGCGTCTGGACTGGAACCTAATCTAAGAGTCCACGCCTATAGAATAAGGCTTGCGGACGACGAAGCAGACAGAAGTTCAACTAATATCAATGTCATAGGAGAGGTCACAGTTTCAAGTTCAACAACCACACTGGACACTTTTGACACAGGCACATATCAAGCGGCACATTATATTATAGTTGGTCACAACGCCTCAGAAGGACATTCATCAATAACGGAAGCGGCAGTTGTCAGTGACGGGACCAACGCGTTCGTGACACAGTACGGTCAAGTGTCGTCAAAAAGCACAGATCAGATTTTGTTGTCAGTGGGACACGCAGGCACAACCACAACACTGTCAGCAACTTCAACATCGGGCGGATCCACAGTGTTGAACGCATACAGAATTAACCTAGCCAGAGCGGCAGGTGCATCCTCTGCCACAGTGGTCATTGACGAAATCAGTGCCACGGATTTTAGAGCGGCCAAGTACAATGTTCAGGTGGTAGACACTATTGCAAGTGAATTTGAATTGTACGAAGCAAATATTGTGCATGACGGAACAAATGCATACATTTCCACATTCGGCAACATTGGAAATTCCACTGATCTTATCACACCCACTGCAGATGTAAGTGGCGGAAATCTTAGATTCAAGGGAACAATAAATAGTGTTAACGATAAGGTTGTAACAGTATTAAGAAGACAATTAAACATATAGTATGGCAAGACAAGAATTAAACATTGGAACTAACGCAAACGACGGAACAGGTGATACTTTACGTAACGCCATGATCAAAGTGAACGAGATGTTCACAGAGATATACAATTCACCTGGAGTCAGTACCACAGCACTGTCTTTGAATGACAACACAATATCAGCAATACGAAGCAATGATGACATTGTGTTTGAACCTGCTGGCACAGGTGTAATTAAATTTCCAGCAATACAAATAAACGACAATAACATACAAGGACTGAGATCCAACGAAGACATCAATCTTTTACCTGCAGGCACAGGCAAGGTATTGTTTGGGGCAATTCAAATCAACGGCACCAGCCTAAGTAGCACTGATTCCACCACAATCAATATCAATGATGGTTTGATAGTAGATGGCACAATTACCACTACGGGTTCAGCATCAATCACAGGCGCCTTATCAGCAGGCACTGGCTCAACTGTGGGTAATCTTACACTGGCCAACGGATCAATCACAGACAGTGGAGGCACAATTGATTTTGGAGATGAAAACTTAACCAGCACAGGCACAATCACTGCGGCCACCGGTTCCACTATTGGAAACCTCACACTGGCCAACGGATCAATCACAGACAGTGGTGGTGCCATCAGTTTTGGAGACGAAAATTTAAGCACCACAGGAACACTCACGGTAGACGGACTATCCACTCTTGGCAGTGTGACTGTGACAGGTGCAACCACAATGGCAGGCACTGTCACAATAGATAATTTAACATTCAACGACAACATTATCTCATCCACATCAAATGCCGATATTAGACTTGAACCAGGTGGCACAGGTGCAGTGGTAGTAGATAGCCTCACTGTTGACAGCAACATCAACATCACAGACAACATCATTAAGACCACAGTATCAAACTCAAATTTAGAACTTCAACCCAGTGGCACAGGCACAGTGATAGTACACAGTGATCTTGACATCGATGGCGGAACAATAGATGGCACTGTGATTGGTGGCTCAACGCCAGCCGCAGGAACGTTCACTTCTGTTGATACTACTTCGTCTGTCACAATAGACGGCATCACAATCAGCGATAACACCATATCAACAAATGCATCAAACAGTCCACTGGAATTGACAGGTAACGGCACAGGTGGGGTCACAATCAGTGGTTTCACATTCCCAACCTCCGACGGAAGTAGTGGACAATTCATGACAACAAATGGATCAGGCCAACTGTCATTTGCCACAGCAGGTGTTTCATTGAATCATACCTCAATAGCAGATGCCAGTGTCAGTGTCAGTAGTTCAGCCACAACAAACCTAGACACTTTTGCCAAAGCAACATTTAGAAGTGCCAAATACTTTATCAGTGCTGTTGATGCCACAAACGGCAGACACGAAATAGTTGAAGCCAATGTAACCCATGATGGAACAAATGCGTATGTGGCCACTTTTGGGTCAACTTCTAGTTCCGCTACAGGATTGACTGTGTTCAGTGCAGACATAAGTGGCAGTGATGTGAGATTACGAGTCACAAACATATCAGATAATGCCACAGTTTTTAAATTTCAAAGAGTTGCAATTAATGTGTAACAATTACATTCGGTTTATAAAATCTAGTATAAATAATAGCAAATGGCAAAGCAAACAATCAACATAGGTTCAAGTGCAAACGACGGTACAGGTGATCCGTTAAGAACAGCATTTGATAAAATCAACGATAACTTTAACGAATTATATGGTGCAGATGATGATGCAACAAATTTTGTGGTTGAGGACACAACACCGCAACTAGGTGGTGACCTTGACGTCAACGGCAAAAGAATTACGTCTGCTAGATCCAATGAAGATATTATTTTATTACCAAACGGAACAGGTGGAGTAGTAGCGTCAGCAGTAAGAATTTTTGGCACTACAATCAGTGCAGATGATTCATCATTGATCACAGTGGCAGAAGGCTTACAGATTAATGGTGCTACAAATATGAGTGGTGCTTTAACAGGAACTTCAGGCAGTTTCAGCACAACTTTGGGTGTAACTGGAGCAACAACATTATCAAGCACACTTGCGGTAACAGGAACAAGCACACTCACAGGCGCATTGACGGTGAACGACAGTGTGACAGCCACAAGTTTAACCACAAACACAATTTCATCAAATGGAACTAATGCTGATCTTTCAATTCAACCAAGCGGTACAGGTGACGTTTTAATCAGTGCTTTAAGAGTAAACGGAACAACTTTAGATTCAAGTGATTCTTCAAAGGTAACCATAGCAGAACCGGTGGACATCACAGGAGCCACAAGTGTTGCAGGCTTATTGACAGCGGCTGGAGGGTTTAAACCGGCCATACACACATTCACTGCCACAGATTCAATCACAGAAACTGAACATGCAGGTAGAACTTTACTGTTAGGTGAAGTAGGTGGAAATGCCAATGTAGTACTAACATTGCCTGATGCGTCCGGTTCAGGTAACATTTATCATTTCATAGTCAGTGTAGCCATGGGCGGATCAACAACTTACAAAATTCAGGCACCTGATGCAGACAACACATTCGCAGGACAAGTGATGTATCTTGACGAAGACGGTACCGCAGTTACTTCATTTCCAACAGTGGCGGCATCAGACACAGTAACACTCAACAGCGGCACACAAGGTGGCCTAGTAGGTGACACAATCACATTCATTGACATAGCCACAGACAAATACGCTGTTTCAGGCCAAATGAGGGTAGCGGCAGGCGCCAATCCAGCAACTCCATTCAGTGCTGACGTTTCATAATAGTCCGTAAATTACCATAAATACCACGAAGGAGTAAGTTTTTTATGTCAACACCGGTGTGGACAACCACAGCAGGTAAAATTGCGTCTATTGACGAACAAGCGGCATTTTCAGTGCAACTGGAAGCCAACACGTCCGATAGTACGACTATTGCTTACTCTCTATTATCAGGAAGCCTACCTTCAGGAATGGAACTTACTTCAACAGGCTTACTGACAGGAATTCCAGCCGAGGTTTACAAAAGAACCAGATACACCTTTGTGGTTCGTGCCACGGCTGGAACACAAATTACAGATAGAACTTTTTATCTTGACGTAGAGGGCGCAGATGCTCCAGTTTTTACCACTGTGTCTGGACAGATACAAATTGAAGACAGCACCAGAGCAGATCTTTATTGGATACTCGATGGGGAAGAAATAGGTTATCAATTACAAGTCACTGACTCAGATACTAGAGCAGGACAAGAACTTCAATTCGAAATAGTTCAAGGTTCATTACCACCTGGAGTCAGTATGAGTTCAAGTGGATACATTTCTGGGATAGTGCAACTTTTGCCAACAGATCCTGCCCAAACTAGAGGTGGTTATGACAATTTGCTTGGCGCATACGATGACGAAGTTTATGATTACACTTTGAACACTATAAGCGTCAGTAAAAACTATGACTTTGTAGTCCGAGTATCAGATGGCACATCTGCTGTTGAACAAAACAACAGTATATTTGTATACAGTGCAAACTACTGGAGGGTATCTAATTCTGAGATCACTATAGATAAAGACAACATCAACGGCATTCCGTTGACTATGGATCAATTTGCACAAACAATGGACTTCACAGCGATAAGAAGACCAGTGTTTACGACAGGAGGCGATCTTGGAACTTTCAGACATGATAACAATGTTGCCATTGCAATTGATGTAAGTGATTTTGATCCGCTTCAGAATGATCTAGAATATACAATACAAGCCGGTTCATTGCCAACTGGACTTTCAATTAATATCAACACAGGAGAAATAAGCGGCCAATTAGCACCACAATCTGCTGTTGAGACAGATTTTGAATTTACTATTAGAGCAAATAGAACAGTCAATACCGATGACAGTTCCGTCACTAACGTGTTCACTGATAAAGTGTTCACAATGAAAGTAATTGGTGAGATTGATATTGGTATAGCATTTACAACAGACACTAATGTTGGCACTCTACACGCAGATCAACCTAGTACCTTAGGAGTGGTTGCCGTAGCAGAAAACACAAATAGAGTACTATCTTACACAGTCACAGCAGGCTCTTTACCGCCTGGCATAACATTATCTGAACAAGGTAACTTGTTAGGAACTATAGATCCCGAAGACTTTTTAGATAGCACACGCACCTTTACATTTACAGTCAGAGTAAGCGATCAATATCAAGATGCGGCCACTTCTAAAGAATTTAATGTCACTGTGGATATTCCACTGACAACAATAAGATATGGAAATTTACAAGGCGAAGCAACCAGTTTAATAGATCAAAATATTTTTTATAATTTAGCACAAGATCCATCGATTAACAGCACTGAAAATATTTACAGAACCGAAGATGAAAATTTTGGATTTAAATTGAAACCTGAGATGTTAATGCTGTCAGGATTGGAAGCACAAACATTGAAAATATTCCAGCAACAGATGGATCAAAATCATGCACCAAAAACCCTATATTTTGGAGATATTAAAACAGCAAGAGCAGTAGAAGATGGTACAACCAAATACGAAGTTGTATACCTTGAGATAAAAGATAGATTAGTAAACAATTCTGGAAGTGCAATTAGTAGTGCTATTAATGTAAGAACGGATATTGAGCAACCTATGTTGGGACCTAGAGCAGGATCATCTAATCTCACAGCGGATGCCAATGAAGTTAATGTGACCACCGGAGGTGGATTAAGTTTTACAACATCAGGATCAAAAATAAGGTTTGTTAATCCACTAACATCAGACATTGATTTTGTGTCCACTCTGTTTCCAAATGCAGTAGAAAATATGCGTAATCGGATGAAGAGTCTTGGACATAAAGAATACACATATTTGCCTTTATGGATGAAGTCAACACAAATAGGGGATCTAGCACCTTTGGGATTTGTGTTAGCAGTTCCAATTTGTTATTGTAATCCTGGCAAAAGTGCTTTGGTAAAGAAAAGAATAGAAGACAAAAACTTAGATTTCAAAAAAATAGATTTCATAATAGATAGATATCTTATATCAAGAAGTAAAGTGACGCCTACAAAGTTTACTGCTGACGGAAGCACAACCACTTTTGTGTTAGATGAATTAGTACACGACGAAGATATTTTAGTAAAAGAAGGCGACAAAACTGTTTTTGTTGGTGAATGTGTCAAAGCATCTGGCTTTAGGGGAAAAATTAAACCAACAGCGGACTTCATAACCAGAAGTGCTGATCACGAATTTGGTATTGAACTGTCTCATGATATACCTAATGAAAAAACAACAATAACTTTTGTAAAAGAAACTCCGGCTAACGGAACAATAATAACAGTCAATAGATCCGACGCTAAATATTTGAAATTTAAGAATAAAGGAATATTTTAATGGCTAGTAAAATTGAAACAAACAATATTGATGGAACATATCCTGTAGCAGGACAAGACAACAGTAGTCAAGGAATGCGTGATAATTTCACTGCTATTAAAACTGCATTTACAGAAGCCAAAACTGAAATTGAAGATTTGCAAACAAACAAAGCCAATTTAAATGCTGAATCTGATTTTACCGACAATATTATAAAAAGAGCAGTTCTTAAAGACACATCTGCAACTGTCTTTGCTCATGGCACAGTTTCAGGCATAGTAAATTTGAATCATGAAAACGGTCATTACCAAACCATGACCACTAGTGGGGCAATCTCTCTCGGGTTTATAAATTTTCCAACTAGTGGAGAACTAGGCAGAATTATTTTAGATATAACATATAACGCAGTAGCAGACACACTTACCATACCATCTAGTGTAATAGTATCTGGTAATGTAAGCGGTGGTGATGGCAGTTCAGACACAATTACTGCACCAACTTCGGGTAGATATCTATATGAGTTTATGTCGCCTGATAATGGCACAACAATTTTAATGCACCAGTTAGGAAACAACTACATCTAATAGGAGGTAGTAATGTACTTTCATCCATTACAAGAAGAAATAGGCAACATGTCAGACGAAGACATTTCAAAACGTATCAAAGAGTTGTCTCGAAAAGTTGCCATAGCCAGACGTGGACGTAATCCAGAACTGCTGGCAAATCTACAACAGGCCTTACTGACATATCAAGATGCTATACGCCAACGCAGAATTGAAAGTTGGCACGAAAACAGAAAAAAATTACGTAACGAACCAGATCTTGGCGATTTGATCAACATAGAGTAGTAAGTATTTGTGATGGCAAATACATTCACGTGGCGTACCAAATACAAATCAATTATAATTGTTGACGGAGAATTATTTCAAAACGAGTACAGTGTAAAACTTTATCTTACTCCTTACACAGCAGATCTACAAGAGCAAACAAAATATTTTGACAGATTAAAAAATTTATTTGAACAAATTTTTGCAAATACAATTACAACATGGAGGCAGGAACCACTCTATCATCTTTTAAAAGAGTCATCGTCAAATAGATTTATTGAATTACCAAAACCTCCCTATGATCAAATTATGGCCGCAGTGAATTTTTGCAAAGCAAATACCATAATGGATGGAAAAATATTGATAAACAAATTGGAATTGAGCAGTTGGCAAGGCGACGGTATTACCTATTCGGTTGACAAAGACAGTAAAGAACTGTTATTATTAGACACTGCCAATTGGTTCTCAGAAAAGTTTGCAAACTTTGATCCTTGGTGGTTAAGACCAGACACAGCAACATATGATCAAGAATTGGACAAAGGCATCTACACAGGACACTTCAGTTGGACCAAAAACAAAATACCAGTTGACAAACGCCACGAAGACCATGCTAAAATATTTGAATTCAACCCAAAGGTTTTAGATGGCGGCAAAGATAAAAACAAATGATTATGGTGATGTTATATTCACTGAGCAAGACGCAATAGATTTACTTTACACAGATCCTGAGTTTGATATTTCTAAATTGTTTTTTGCGGACACTGAACAGTATAAAACAAGTATTAAAGACTTAGGCATTGATTTACCAAATATTAATACAGTGCCACACAGAGAGTCACTGACTGAATTTGATACTAAGAACATTAACAGTTGGCACATGCCAGAAAAATACTACAAAATAAATGTTCTGCAATGGTTGTTGGACAAGTGCCAAAATGACGAAGAGAAACTAAGAGTACAGCACGAGTATGATCTGTTTGAGCAAAAAAGTTTTATCAAAGTGTTGCAATTTTTGATATACTTTGTTGACACACTGAGAGCCAACAATGTTGTATGGGGTGTGGGCAGAGGATCAAGTGTGGCCAGTTTCTGTCTTTTTTTGATAGGAGTACACAAGATAAATCCGTTGTTGTACAATTTGGATCACCGTGAATTTCTGCGATGATAAGTAAATGAGTAATAGGAGTATATTATGGTAGCAAGAGCACCCAGAAAAAAAATGTATAGAACAATGCAAGGCAAGATGATTGACATTGAAAAATTAAGAGCGGCCAATGAGGACACAAGAGCAATTGGTAATATGAATGTTAATGCAAGAGGCGACGAACTAGGTATCAAAGGACAAATTGTTCAACCAAAAGCAGAAGTAATGAAGAAATACTATGAGGCACCTCGTGGTAAAGTTGACGACACACCAACTAGAAACAGAGCACCTGCACCGAGTAAAACTCCACCAGCACCTACTCCACAGGCAAAAGCAGTTGAAACCAAACCTGCTCCAACACCGAGAGCAACTAAACAAGTCAAGCCAAAACAGACTGCCAAAAAAGGCATTGATGCGGCATTGGACGGAATAGAGTAACACACATGAAAAACACAATACTAGCACTAACAATTTTATTATTTGCATCTGCTTGTTCAATCAAAGATCCAAGACTGTCATTTGGAAAAAAATGTGAAGTCAACGACAACAAAATTACATATTCATATGTTTGGTTCTATGACAAACAAAAGGGCCTGCCAGCCACAAAAGAACAATGTGCGGCTCTTGACGAAGTAGAATAAATTCGCTATAATACTTCTATATGGGACAAATAGAAGACTTACAAGAAAAAGGTTTTGGAACACACGGTGGTAAACAAACCGTTATTGATTACGATATCACACCGTTGAAAAAAAGAGTGTTGGTATCACACATGCATTTTGGAGAAACCAAAACAGCAGGTGGTTTGATTATCCCTGATGATGACGGGACATCACAAGGTGTACATCCGCGTTGGGCCAAAGTTTATGCTGTAGGTAAACAACAAGAAGATGTGAAAGTAGGCGAATGGATTATGGTCGCACACGGTAGATGGTCCAGAGCATTCAAGGTGGCCAAAGGTGGTGTAGAACTAGAAGTTAGAATGATTGACGAAAATGACATCTTACTAACCTCCGAAGAAGAGCCTGCACACAACAGAAAACAAGCAGGTTACATCAACACTGGCGGAATGAAACAGATGACGGCACTGCCAGGTAATGACTAAAAAAATACTATTTTTAGGTTGTAGCAATCTAGCAGACGATAATCAAAAACCAAACAAAGAACAAATCTGGAAAGATGTTGTTTTTGGACAAGACACAGACATTGTGAATTTGTCTTGGTGGGGTGTGGGCAATCAATTTATATTTGGGAATTGTGTAGACTTTGTCACAGATAACAAAATCGATTATGTATATGCACAATTTACAGGATTGGCAAGATTTGATATACCTGCTAATGACAATTATGCTATTCCAGATTATGATTACTGCATAAAAACTTACAAACGAAGATATTTGTGTTCAGGTGGCAAAACAGGCAGTTGGACTGGCAATGATAGAACAAATGAAATTTTTATGCCTTGCTACTTTAATGATCAAGAATATGAACACGTGGCAAAAGAAAGTATTCAAGCAGTGGCCAGCACATTATGGTTTTTAAAACAACAAAACGTGCCACACAATTGGACATTTTTTTATGACATCACTAATCCTGCTACTTCAGATCAAGAATTATATGATGGCAAGGTTGAAGTCTTTCCTACTCTATTGGACAAAACAAATTGGATAGATAAAGACCCGCATTCATATTGTGCTCAACACAACGGGTTACAGCAGGACGGATGCCATTTCCTAAACAGTGTATATAAGGATTGGGTGATATCTATAAAAGATCAAATAAATTATGAACGGTAAAGAACACACTTGTTATGTTTGCAGTGCGAAGTTTTTTAATGCTGTGTATTGGTATGACAACATACATGACGACGCCGGTGACAAAAGGATAATAAGACCATTTTGCGGTTATGTGTGTGCTAACAAATACAGAGACACAACAGATGTCAACAAACTACCACCAAGACCCAAACCGTGGCCACGTGGTGATCAATGGCAAGTGATACAAGATATTGATTATGTAGAATATGAAACAGACTAAAATTGAAAGAGTAAGTGTAAATGTTGATAAGTTGGTCACTATGGCAGAACTTGGCCTAGGCGCAGAACGTCCTCTAAACAAAGAAAAAAGAGGTTGGATCAATAAACTGGTCAAAGATGATCTACCTTTTGATCCTATACTGGTAACACGTATTAAAGATTCCGGTTACTACCTATTGACAGACGGTTGGCACAGAGTACAAGCCGCCAAGAAAAAGAAAGAGCGTTCCCTTGATGCGCTGGTTATTCCGGCAGACGTAGGATTAAGTATGGCAAAAGCAAACAAAATACTGCGTGACATAGACAAAGAATATGGATACAAACTAGAATGTAGCGATCTCATTGGATTATGGGCCACAAATCATCCAGCAGACTACACAGTTTTTGACCTCGACACTGATCAAAGTGAAGATTGACAATCTATTAATTTGTGTTATAATTTTCATATGCGTATAGGTTTTTGTTGTAAATGGCTTAACGATCGATCTGAATTTGGAGGAATGAAAGTTAATGCCAAGGACAGAGAATTGAACGGTCGATCAACCACAATGCGTTGGCTGAGAGAACATCCAGAAGACGCTGAACAAAGACAATGGGACATTATGAATCATAATGCAACAGCGGCACGTAGGCTGATCGAACGTGTTGGTACACTGCCACCGCAACGTAGAATGGTGCGCCTTGGTAGTGAAATGCTACAAGGATACACTGAACCAGGCTGGATCAATTGGTGGCAACAGCCTCACATACAAAGACATCTAGAAAGAATTTTCCAACCTGTTGGTGATATGGCACGTAAGTTAGATGTGAAAATAAGTTTCCACCCTGGACAATTCTGTGTGTTGAGCAGTGAAACAGAACTTATTAGACATCGTAGCATAGATGAATTTGAATATCACGCAGATATGGCTCGTTGGATGGGATTTGGCAAAACATTCCAAGATGGTTGCAAAATTAATGTGCATATTTCAGGCAGACGTGGACCGCAAGGCATTATAGATGCACTTCCAAAACTCTCGCCTGAGGCAAGGAATTTGATCACAATCGAAAATGACGAAATGGGTTGGGGACTTGATGCCAGTTTAGAATTGGAAAAACACTTGGCACTGGTAATGGACATACATCATCACTGGATAAGAGATGAAGAATATATTGATGCTAATGATGACAGAGTCAAACGTGTGATAGACTCGTGGCGTGGACAACGTCCTACTATGCACTATTCTTATTCCCGAGATGAGCACTTGGCAGTGGCAAATTTAGGTGACAAGACACACACAGAGATGCATGATATTAAGATGTTGTTGGAACGTGGCTGTAAGAAACAAAAACTGAGGGCACATTCAGATCTATTACCAAACAGAAAAGTAAATGATTGGGCACTGAGTTTCAGAGAAAATTTTGATATTCAGACAGAGGCCAAAGGAAAAAACATGGCCGCCGAACAATTATATAGACAATGGGTTGAAAATACTATAATATAGTAAACTTAACAGGAGAATATATGAAAATACTATGCGTATTGTATGACGACCCTAAAGGCGGAATGCCTGAGAGTTATCCACTTACGGATCTCCCTAAGTTAGAGAAGTATCCAGATGGCATGACGCTACCATCACCAAAAGGCAGAGATTTCAATGCAGGTGAATTGCTAGGTTGTGTGTCGGGCGAACTAGGACTTAGAAAGTTCTTAGAAGATGCAGGACATGAATTAGTTGTGACTTCTAGCAAAGATGGTGACGACTGCGAAGCCGACAAACACATTGTTGACGCTGACGTTGTTATATCACAACCTTTCTTTCCTTA